TAGCCGCTACGCTTCTGGGGATAAAATACCATCATGGCAATCAGGAACAGAAGAATCAGAATCGCCAGACCTTTGCCGTCCATGTTATACTAGTATACGACTTTTTTTTTCAGTCCAGGTAATCCGTCGGGTCATCCTCCTCCGCCTCTGGCTCTGGCTCGTCTGCAAACTGGAACTCGACTGGGTATCCCTTAGACTTTGTCTTTGGCACCGGGCGCTGACGAACCTGGACGACGCGCCAGATGGGACCGAACGAACGCTTGAGGAACCAGAGACCAGCCAGCTCAAACAGGAAATCACACGATCCTGAAATCTCCTCGATGGGATTCTTCTGAGCGTCAAAGAATGTCGTAACCACCTTACCCTTGACGGAAGCCAATGTGGCTGAGAGTTCACCGTCGGCAGACAGGCTGGCCTGGTACGCGGAACGAATAGTCTCAGCTGATACATCCTTGCCGAACCATTCGAGCTTACTCACCTCCGCCTGACTCAGAAGCTCGTTATCAATAGACTCAAACAAACTTTTCGAGGGAACCTTGAGGCTCACCTGACGCGTCTCCTTGGTCAGCGTTACATCAACCTGGACGTTGTTCACCTGATGAAATACGCGAGCGTCACCCTTTGCTGAAACCTTCAGAAAGTAACGGCCGTCGGGAATCTTTACGGGAGTTCCGTACTCCATGGTGCTCAAAAAACAAACCTAAGCTCTAAGTAGATGGATCCAGAGGCGACATGTCCTTCTGGGTACTTTCCAATTCCAGGGGATTCATCCAACTGTGCCACGTCAACGAGTTCAACCATCGTCAAGAAAATATGCCCGACTGGATATACGCTTCAGTCCAACGGGCTATGTGGAACAGGAAACACCTACGTGACGACAGGCCCGACGTACTGTGGTCCACAGTACACAGGAAAGAATTGTAAATACCAGACACAAGTGACACCTGGTGTAACACCCGCCACTGGAACCGAATCGGGTCCGAACATGATATGCGCATTCCAGGAAGGTGATGCACAGTATCCATGTGACCCAGGGTGCTGTGAGCCACCTTCGACGGGAACGACGGGTGGCGACGGAGACGGAACGACGGGTGGCGACGGAGACGGAACGACGGGTGGCGACGGGACGGAACCTAACTTTCCAATCTGGGCAATCATCCTCCTGATCGTTCTGGGGACTATCATAATGGCTGTGTTAATCGCATTGGCTGTCAAAAAAATGTCACGAAACAGTAGATATGGAACAACTACCACAGGTTGATTACCTCACGGCGTACAATTTCATGAAAGACACACCGATATACGGTGGTTTCATGGTGTGGCACTTTGTTCTTTTCATGGTCCTCGGACCCATGTTGACATGGCCGATGCTCATCCTTCTTCTGCTCGTGTTTGGTACACAGACCGCAAAACTAGTTAAAGACGTGAAGGGCTCAACAAGTATCAATGGCTGACACTACCATCACTCTGCAGACCATCTTCGATGAGATCAAGCTGCTGCGTAAGGACCTTCGCAAGGTGAAGAACCTGATCGAGGACCCACAGGGCGAGAAGGCCAAGGCTCGTTCGACCAGCAACGGCTTCAACAAGCCACTGGACATCTCCGAGGAGCTGCGTAAGTTTCTGAAGCTGGCTGCCGGTGAGCAGATTTCCCGCTCTCAGGTGACGAAGAAGGTGAACGAGTACGTGACGGAGAAGGGCCTGAAGCAGGGTCAGAACATCAACATGGATGCGCCTCTGAAGGCGATCCTGGACCCCCCAGCTGACGTACAGGTGACGTTCCTGAACATCCAGAAGTACATCAACAAGCACTACATCAAGACGGAGAAGCCCGTGAAGGAGAAGGCTCCCGTGGCGACCTCTGACACGCCAAAGCCTGCGGCGGCGAAGCGTCCGACGGTGAAGAAGGCTTGAAACGGGGAATACAGTGTATTCCCTTCTGGGATTTTTTCCACAGTCTAATGTAATATGCATAAACTACTGATTCTGTTTCTGATTCTCGTCGCTCTCTTCTTCATGTTTATGAAGAAATCAGACACAACCAAAATGATTGATGTGGCGGGAACTACTGGTCCCGGGTACATCCCTGCGTTCCAGGGACATCCCCAGATTGGTACCAGGACTTAAGGTGTTGCGCGGGGCGGACACGGGGCGATTCGCCCCGGGGACTTAAAAACAAAACGTGTGTACTATAAAATGGAAACCGTTGAATCGCCAGAGCTGATCGATGCCCCAACCATCGACCGCGTGGCGCTTGAACGCCTTGTAGGAACTAAAATTAATGATATCAAGTTGTACCGCAGATCTTTCACGCATAAATCAGCACTCAAAAAGTACAAGGGTCTTGAAGGCTCGTATGAGACGCTGGAATTTATGGGTGATTCCGTTCTTGGATTTATCATTACGCGATTTCTCTTTGAGAAATTCCCAGCGGAGCAGGAGGGGTTTTTGACCAAGGCCCGGACCAAATTGGTCCGTGGCAAAACGCTGTGCGAAATTTCAAAACGTCTCGGACTCGAAAAGTGGGTTCTCATGGATGACAAGGGGATGCGTAACGGCTGGAACACCAACGAGAATATCCTCGAGGATGTTTTCGAGGCGCTCGTCGGTGCCATCTACCTGGACATTGGGATGATTCACGCCAAGTCGTTTGTGTTTGCGGCGTTCGAACACGTCGACATGAATCTCACGGACGACAACTACAAGGACCAGTTGATGCGGTGGTGTCAAGCGAACAAAGTGCCGTTGCCCGATTACCAGGTTCGCGGGCAATACAACGGCACGTTTCACATCGAGGTTGTCGTCGACGGTATCCCGTATGGGTCAGGATTTGCAACGACGAAAAAGCAGGCGGAACAATTTGCGGCACAGATTGCACTTAAGACGACTGAGCGATTTAAGAAGTAGTATGCACCCACGTGTACAAGAATTATTGGCACAGTCATATGCCGACCAACGCAGCCAGGAGTGGCTCGATCTCCGTGGGAATCTGCTGACTGCGAGCGATTTGGCAACGGCCATCGGTCTCAATCCGTACGAAAAACCTGAAGGGCTCTTGGCGAAAAAGTGCGGCGCGGCTCGTCCGTGGGCAGGAAACGAAGCGACGGCGCACGGAACGCGTCTCGAGCCTATGGTTCGTGATTTGTACGACATGCGCCACGGTCAAATTTCACACGAGATTGGTCTCGTGCAACATCCGGTACACAAATTTCTCGGCGGAAGTCCCGATGGCATCACCGAGTCGGGTCGTCTCCTGGAAATCAAGTGCCCTTTGAGCCGTAAAATCAAGCCAGAAGTTCCCGGGTATTACCTACCACAGATTCAACTTTTACTGGAGATCATGGACCTCGAGGTGTGTGATTTCGTCCAGTACAAAGAGGGTCCTCCCGAGGAGTTTGTCGTCGTCGAGGTTCCACGCGACCGTGAATGGTTTGCACATTACCTTCCTGTGATGAAGGAGTTTTGGGACCGTGTAATCGCCATGCGGAAGAAGGGTATATGCGATGTAGAGATTGATGAGATTCCGGTCGAGACGGCTCCGGTCGAGGAGTGCCAAGTTGAACTAATTTAACTGACCGAAGCATGCACGAATACAATCAGCATACATGTCCTTGATTCTTTTGACCCCCTGGTATCCGTGAAGGGTTGCAAGCAGCCCATCACGAATGTCAAGCGCCTGTTGTTTCTCTTTATTTGCGATGGTCATGAGCGTAGCCTGCATTTCGGGGCTGAGTGCGTCCCATGCCTTTTCAGCCTCGAGCCACACCGTTGCAGGGTCATCCTCAGGCGACTTTTTGTCCTGGATCCATTGGATCATGTACTGGTATGCCGCCCTGCTGAGGGAATCGCGCTCAAAGACGTACTCGACTTCACCGTCACGAAGAATTGTGAGTTCATTGTCGATTATGGTGAAGGACATGGTATAAAAAAACCTGACATTTTTAAAATAAGAATGAAGCACCTCATCGGACGTGTCTCGGGTGTTCACTTCAAGTACATTGACGAGATTGAGCCTCTGATGGAGGAGATTGCAGACAAGTGCAAGCTGACCGTCGTCAGCAGGGCGTTCCACCAATTTGAGCCGTTCGGTGTCACTGGTGTGCTCGTGCTGTCCGAGTCGCATTTTTCGGTGCACACGTACCCGGAGAAGAACACCGTGTACCTCGACATTTTCTGTTGTGCCGACCATTTCGATCCGGAACAGGCGGGTCACATCATCCTGACGACGCTCAACGGAACGAGTGCAGAGTGGCAGGTGGTGAACAGAGCCTAAAAGGTCGGCTCTCATGAACAGCATGGCAGGGTTTCAAACCAAGACGTTTGAGAAGCATGATGATTACATGACACCCAAATCGGCGTGGGAGGCTATCAAGCAATTCATCCCAGAAAACAAGGTTGTGTGGGAACCGTTCTACGGTGACGGTCGGTCAGGTGAGATTCTACGTGAGATTGGATTTGACGTCATCCACCAGGATGAGGATTTTTTCGAGAATAACCGAGGCGACATTATCGTCTCGAATCCACCATTCACTATGATTCCCAAGGTGCTCGAGCGACTCGTCGAACTCGGCAAGCCGTTCATCATCATCATGCCAGCCCCAAAACTGTTCACGCAGTACGTT